GCCTGTGAGTAAATAATACTTTTTGATCTCCTTTGTATTGGTATTTAGATAACATTTTAGCTACTTCAGTAGCTTCCATGTCGCACCATAAAGAAACATAATCAGGGTGGTAAATATAATTAAAGCGTTTATAATAATCAACTCCCATTATGCTCATAGTCATTAAATTGCCTTTTTGATAGCCATCTGAATAATGAATAACCTGGTCAAAGTTTCCTTTAAAGTCTTGCCTAATTATATTGTCAAATCCTTTAATTTCAAATACCATGTCATCCGAAGTATTAATTAAAATGTCCCAACCTTCAAAAATATCCATGTCTCGATTGATGGCATCTATTTTATTTTTTGAAGTTCCTCTAACTATGAATACATTGTCATCAGGATAACTAAAACCAAACATACTTTCGTCATCTTCATCAATACTAACTAAAATGGTATAATTCATTGAATTACAAAACATTATGATATTCTCAATTGCTTTTTTTGCCTTTTGTGGTCTGCTGCGAGTAGCTAGTTTAAATAGGATGTGTTCGTTCACTGTTCAAAGTTATAAAAGATTTTTTCACTTTGCAATTCCTTTATAAATACTTTTCTATTTTCTTCTATTAACTTTCCTTTTTTATATTCAGGAATACTTGATTTGTGTTCAATAATATAATCTAAAGCGCAAATGTATTTATCAGTATTCGATAATTGTTGGTAAGGTGCTAAAGTTAATCCTGCTTTGTAAATTCTGTTTGAATAACCAGCGTGTTCAAATCCATACTGCCCATACTCAGAATTAAAATAACCTACTTTATTTAATACTTCTTTTGTTAAGTATATAAATACACCACCACAATCTCGATATATCTCTAAATCGTTTATTTTAGCTTTTAAATTATGTTTTGGCTTTAAGTATAGTAAGTGATTGTATCCTGAATTAATAAAATATTCAGCCCAATTATTTTCAAATGGATAACAGTCATCATCAAATAAGAAAATAAAATCACAGTCTCTTAAAGTATATAAGTTTTGATTCTTTGAGTATGCAACTCCTTTGTAGTGTACATCTTCGTGAATATGAAGATGGTAATTAGCAGGTTTAAACTTCTCAAAGTATTCTAACCACCTATCAACGTATTCTTTGCGATTTGGTGTTGTAGTTACGCCAATACCGATTGTAAAATCTGTTTTCTTATTTGAGTCCATTTGTTTATGTTATAATTTGATTGAACGTATTTTTGTAAACTTTCTGCATATTCTTTGCGCATAGATTCATCTTTGCTCAGGTTTCTTATTGTTTTATACCAACCATTAATATCACTATTATTTAAAAAGATTGCAGTTTCTTTTGGAAATATGTTATAAGGTAGTACATCTGAAACGATTGCAGGATTGCCATGTAAACCAGATTCTAAAAGCTTTATTTCACTTTTGCATTCAGTAAATGAATTTGATTGAAGAGGGATTAAAGATACATCTGTTTCATTATATGCCTTTCCGTAATCGTGAACGAGTAAGCTGTATACTCTTTGATATTTGTCAGTTAAAGTTCCACCGCTCATTACTTTTTCATAATAGCGATAATCTTCGTTGTCATTGTAACCACCTAAAACAAATTGAGCATTAATATCATGCCTTAATATTTTACGAATAGGCATTTCTAAGATTGAAATATCTTCTTTGTGAAAAATTCCGGCAATGTAGCCAAATCTTATTTTATCGCTTTTAGTTTTGTTTGGTTTCCATTGTTCGTCTTCGTGATCTAAACAGTTAGGAATTACCTCAACATTCTTATTGTACTTTTTAATCTTTGATGCTAAATGTTTGGTTGTGGTAATTACTAAATCTACATTTTTAAGTATTTCAACTGTTTGAGCTGGGATGTTGTGAATTTCATAAAGCCTACTTAAATAATGGCTTTTAGGCAATGTCCAAATATCGTCAATGTCAAATATCACTTTAATTCCTAATGAATGATATTTTTTAATTATTTCAAGTGATTTTCCGTTTGTATCTATTTCTCTTTGATAAACTACTGCTGAATACTGTTTAAGCTGTTCATCTGTCGCTGCATCTAAATCTGGAAATACATCACATTGAAAGTCTATCATGTCGGAGACTTTTGAGAATGGAACTATTAACCGGTGAAAGGATAACCCATTAAGGTTATTCATATTCGCCTTTATCAGAATTTTTTTCATTATGCTGTCGTTTGAGTTTGTCTTTGATTAATTTAATATCGTTTGCTACTGTTCTGTAAGGTATCTTTGTTTTATTGCTTAATTTCTTTGCATCTCCATGTAAAATATACAATCTTAGTAAATTGACTTCATAAAATTCTGTTTCATTTTGCGGTGAACTTTCGAGAAAGTTTATCAATACTGAATAATCAATATTTTCTTTTTCTTCAATTATCTCGTTTAAATTATCTACAAACTTAACATGATCTACAAAATACTTTTTTCTAAATTTATTTGAATGCCAGGTTCTCCAAACTACTGCTGAAAAAAAGTGTTTAAGGTTTCTAATTTCTGTTAAGTCAAATTTCTTTTCAATTATAACTAAAACAGCTTCAAAGTGGAGGTCATCGCATAAATCGTGATTGTGGCATACATTCCGAGTAATTTGTTTGTAGATTTTGTTATTTACTAGTTCACTAATCACTTAGACAAAATTAAACAAACTAATAAGAAAACAGCAATTAAAATAAATTGAATATCAGTTTTTTTTATTTTCATTTGCTAATGCCTTTAAATATTTCATGTATTGATTCCAGTCGAAAGTTCCTCTAATTGAGTTTACATCTAATTTTTTTACCCACCATTCTGTTTTAGAAATTAGTGAAAGATTTGTTTGATTGTTTGTTTTCATGTTTATTTGTTTTTATTTATTAATCAGTACAATAACCAGCTTGGCATCCACTACCTGTTCCAAATATAAAATCACTTTGAAGTCCTATTGATTTTATTTGTTCATAGGTAATTTCTTTTTTAAATGTTCTTTTTATTTTATTTTCTTGATTTGCAAACCATTGCATTTTTTCATGTTCATCATTCCAATTTTTTCTTAATTGTTGGACTGGCTTCCAAAAACAGCCTACACAATTTGAATCTTCAGGAAACAATAAATTAGTATTTTTAGCCCATTGATTTACATGGTAATGATTTATTTTATTTTGTATAAGTGGAAATTTTCCTTTTCTCCATTCAAAAGTTTGCCATTTATTATTTCCGTTTTGATGTTTTCCTACTTTAATTTTAATTTCTGTTTTTAAACGATTTGCTCTTTCTTTCTCATCATATCTAAATCCTATTTGCATTTCTATTAATTCATTAATATTTTTTTGCCACCATTCAGCAATTGGAAACATTTTTAATTCTGTAGTACAATATCTTTGCATTAAGTTAGGTAAAGCCTTTCTTTTTTTATTAAGTTCATCAAATGTTTGCCCAGTTACCCAAATTATATCTTTTCCAATTAATTGTTCGAGGTCTCTCATAACATAAAGAGTTTTATCACTTTCTGCTGTTGCTATAAATTCCATTCCTATTTTATCAGAAACATATTTAATTAAACTTTTATCTTTTGGTTTACAATTAACATCTTCTATTCTTACAAGTGAAAATATATTATAATCAGCTGGATAATGTAATGCCATATAACTTGAAGTTTTGCCACCACTTAATGAATTTAATATTTTCATATTCTTTTTAAATTATCAAATCTTTTACCTTGTTGCTTTAGTTTTAAAGTTAAAAAGATTAAAGCCTGTGTTTTAACATAATTATCAAATGTTTTGTTTTGATTATCTATTACTGAAGTAATTATGTTTTGATAACCTTTTGCATCAGCATCTTTTAATCCTGACTTTTTAATATAATTATTGTATTTAATCTTAGCATTTTTCTTAATTATTTCTTTGCTTTCATCTGAAAATGAAATTTGATAATTAGCATATAGAAACTCATATATAGAAGGTAAGTGCATTACATTATCTTCATGGTTGATTATTGTATGGAATCGTTCAGAGTTTTTTTCTTCACATATTGAAAAAAAGTAATTAGCTATTTGTAAATTTTGCTCAAAGAATTTAGTCATTGGCTTTTCAGTTGTAGGTGTTTGGTATTTAAACCATTCTTTCATAGCCTGTTCGCGTTTAGGTGAGTTGTAATAACCTTTTAACCATTTAGTGAATGTTATTACTCCAAATCCAACAAAGTCTCCATATTCTCCAATTAAACCTTTTGTGAATGCTAAATCTAATTCAGATAACGTTGCAGCTTTGTATTGCTCAATAACTAAGTCATAAATAAACCCTGATACATTTTTAGTTTGTTGGTTATCTAAATTGTACTTTTTATTTTCTCCGCTTAATTCAATAGTCTTAATAACTATTGCATAGATTTTAGTTAATGATTCTTGTTTGTCAGAATGGATTATTTTCTTTTCATTCTTTGCCTGAACATAAGGTTTTAAATGTTCATTTACTTTTTTCATGGCTTCAACTTCTAAAGCTGAAAACCCATTAATTATGTTTAGTTGGTTCATCTTTGTTTTGTGTAATCATCCCAGTTAATATTCTCGATTGCTTTCATTGCAGTTGCAACTCTTACTTCGCTTGTATTATTGTCTTTAATAAAATCAACCTTTGCTTTTCTAAAAGCATCTTTAACCCACATATTAATTGCAGCATAATCTGACTTGTATTTCTTTCCTGTACTTGCTTTATAGTCATTTAACTTATTTAGCATCCATTCTACTTCATGTGATGCAAACTCTTCATTTAATTTATTAAGTTCAGATTCAGAAAGAAAAACAAATTCTTTTATATTTATTTTATTTTCTTTTATTTTAATTTCCTTTGATTTAATTTCCTTTATTTTTATTTCCTTTATAGCATTGCTATCGGATTGCGTTTGCAATGCGTTCGCATCATTATTGCTTTTTTCCCATCTTTTATTAGCTGAGTTTCTTGCTTTATTGCTTTTTTCATTACGCTGGTTTAATCTTTTTTCAACTGATAAACTTCCAAAGGTATCTTCATTAAATACAAATAATTTAAAATCATTAATAATACTTTTAATTATTGTTTCATCCACTCGTAATTCAAATGCAATGCGTTCGTAATCCATTTGCAATGCATTTGCATTATTATAAAGGTCTTCAACTATTGCCCAAAATATGCCATAGCCTAATAATCCATGTTTCATAATTAAACGTTTAATTTTTTCGTCCTGTCTTGAATTATAGTCATGAGAAAAATAATATGTATCTTTCATAAATCTTTATTATTTATTATGGAGAAAAATTCATCAATGCTTCTTTTACCAAAATTCCTAAGACACATTAAATCATTTTTAAATTTTACATCTTCTACATATTTTAATCTATTATGGCGATAATTTAATTCAATTGCTTTTTTTAATGTATAAGATATATCATGTGTTTTACTCCAAACAATAAAATCTGTTTTTGGCTCAATATTTTTAATAATTATAGAATTTATTTGTTCCTGATATTTTTTAATAATATCAATTGCATCTAAAAATTGTTTTTCTGTTATCATTATTTATAAATTAAAAAACCCCTAAATGTTCAGTTGGTTTACGAAACCATGCAGCAATCACTCTGCACCTGAACACTTAGAGGCTAAATGTTTTAATGTGATTGTATTTCTTGAAATCGGTCGTTACTCCGATAGTGCAAATATACTAAATTAATTTTAATTGTGCAACATGATTGTTAATTCTTTTTATTGCCTTATCAAAGTATTCTTTATCTAATTCACAAGCGGTTAATTCAAATCCGTAATCGTGGGCTGCGATAGCTATTGAACCACTACCTAAATGTGTATCGAGTATTTTATCGCCTTGTTTAGCGTATTTGTCTAAAAGCCATTTGTAAAGTTTAATAGGTTTTTGAGTTGGATGTATTTTGCCTCCATTATCATTTCCTCTAAATCCAGAATATACTATACGAGCTTTTTTCAATACTTTATTAAAAGATGTCCAAGCCAATTCTCCATCACTAAAACTAATATCTTCAACTTGTTCTTTATCCCAAAATATCCAAGCATTTGTAGGTTTTAAAATATTAGTAAAATAATTACCACCCCATATAATTTGATTTTTAGATACTCTAAATAATTCATTAAAATACTTATTATTAGG